CCATGCTGGTTAACCGTACACTAGGTACGGCTCCCATTTGGCCCTTCGCAGCCAAGGCGGCTGAGGAGAGGTAACAAATCTCCCCTCTGTCCTTGGTGTCAAACTCAAAACTGAGTCCCCGTCACCTTTGGTAGTTAACCAATAGTGAAGGCCCGCAAGTTGGTCATATGACACTTGCCCTTTTCGCCGTGAAAGGCGTCTACGGGGAGGGTCACCAGTTACCAAGCTGGTAATATCCTCCGGGTCTTGGCCACCATGAAGCGATTCAGGTATAATCCTCATCCACTTTTTGTGGAAGTCGACTACCTTCTCTGTTAGGAGGCAGTAGCTCTCGCTACTATCCCAAACAAGTAATCGGTTCAAAAGTCGGATTACATCCGACACCGTGGTCACGGGCTCCCTAATAAAGAAAGGAGTGACATCGACGTCAAAATAATAATGTTTTCCGCAAGACTCGCGGAACGGACCCGTCCAATACGACTTCTCAGTGTTTACTGAGAAACCGTACCAAGCGAAAACCCGTGCCAATCTTCGGGCAACCGAAGAAGGGCAAACAATATCATCTCCGTAGACTGAAATCTTACCCTGAGCACGGCTATAAAAGCAGACGGCTCGAGTCAATGCATAGAACAGCAGAGATTCGAGTTCGAATGTAAAGCCGTTCCCCATGCTAGAAAACATGGAAAGCTCATGGGGGGTTCCATCGATGATAGTGGAATGTACTCTCAATTCGTTGAGAAGCACAAACCATTCAGGCGGAAGCCAATTGGCAACCAGCTGAATTGAGATACTATCACTCGCAGCAGATAAGTCGATGGTTGCCAAACCATCGCGGACTGCTGATCCAGCAAGCCGTTGATTAATGGTCTGATCGTTAAGATCAACACCAAAACGGCGAAGGCGCCTACGTATGTGGGAACCTACGGAACGCTGGAGGAACATATTAATCTCGGGCTCTTTACAAGCCACGCGATCGATTTCAGATGACTTACCGACTGTGAAAAGCACAGAGCTCTCTTGAATCTGTATTGGCTGATCTTCAATTACCGTTCCTAAGGTAACGAAGGACCAGTGATTCAATGCAGACCCAGAAGAGTGTGCTTGCCCAGCGTGTTTTAAAATGGCGGCAGTAACGCCGCGACGAACCCGTGTACTTGCACCATTGGTGTGAGTCCCGTTCGTAAGGACATCAGGGTACACCAGCGGACCTAACACCTCAGAGATGATAGATCGCGCCTTCTGATCGATAAGATCAGAGGTTGTCCAGCCAAAATCAACAGAGTCGACTAAGAGTCTGTGATTTGTGCGTGCATTCTTCGTTTCGGTTTTCAGCCACTTCTCAATGGCTGCGGAACGACGGACTTCGGGAGGCGTAGTGCTGCTGTCGCAGTACTTACTCAGAAGTTTCTCCTGCAGATATCTGCGTTTGAAACGTTCTGCTCCTTTTGGCTCAGAGTCTTGAGTGAGTTGACCAACTAGGTCGATCAACTCAGACTGGAAACCACGTCCGATGTGCGTGGGCAGGTAATTTGCGTCCCGTTTCGGGCAACGCTTATTACGCATAACGTTGTTCTCCTTACTGGATGAAACAACTAGCTTGACGAAGCTAGGTGAAGTCGCTGATCACTCTACATCAGGCGCTGTCAGAATAACGCTGTTACCTGACAGAGAAAATTCGATGGCACCAATGCCACCGAAAAGAGCCGAAATGTAGGCGATCAGAATGAAGTACCAGTACTTGCTACGCAAGTGACTTAGTACATGCCTTTCAGCTGGGTCAGAACTTCATCGATGAAGGACTGATCAGAGCCAAGGGCATCTTCGACCTTGCCGACCAGATCCTTGCGTTCTTGCAAGGTGGAGGTCGCAGCGAAGTTGAACTCAATGTTCGCATATGCTGTTCGGTCAACTGCCGGACGATCAACACCGTTGATCGTCTCAGTGACAACAACCGGGTCTGCGAAGACCAGGCTGACGCTGACGCGTTTGGGGTTCCGTTTGACCTTGACGGTAAGTTTCTGATCGCCAACCGGGATCCCGTCAGAGTTGAAGAAAGTGGCAACGCCATTCTCCAGATTCTGCGGGGTGTAGGTATGGGCGACCGGGGTCGCAGCACGGTCATTAACCGTGATGGGTGTGATTTGAGGCATGTCATGCTCTCTGTCTGATTAGTGCTATCGCTGACACTAATTGGTTAAGATTCAGGTCCAAAGAATACGATAGACCTGGATTTGGCCAAGTAAGCAGCGGTTGCCGCTTAAAGGCAAAAGCATCGACATCCCAGCTGGGCTGGGTTCCGTCATACGGGAGCCAGTAGTCCTCAACTTTACATTGCTGAGAACGTACAAAGTCCGTATGGTAACCTCCTTGGAACTTCAAGCCAATAGTGGCTCCGATGCCTTGGAGGAAACTACCAACTGATAGAAACCAGTCGATAACGAAAGAGAGGGAGATCAAGTTCCAAGCGCCGTGTATTGGGTTTGTTAGTCCCAACGCACTTGCTTTCATGAGGTGAGGGTCTTTCACGGAGTACATAACTGAGTACTCTGACCCACATTCCCATGAACCTGTACGTGTAAGATCACCGAGTTGTTCTGGAAAGTATGGAAACTGTTCCACAACCGCTACGGTCTCTTTGCACAGGTCGGGCTTGTCGAGGCCCTTATCAGCTATCTCAAGAAGTCCTTGGACTTCACTGATAAGGGGGCGCCAGCCGTAGGCATAGGCAAGATACCTATCCGAAAGCTTCTTCCCGTTAAC